GGGTTCCCCCGCGTCGTTACGCAGACCCTGTACCGCCCGTTCTTCGAGGTGGTGCCGGTGTGGGACTACTACCCGGACTTCTCAGCTAAGTCGTTCGACCAGATGGACGGCCAGTTCCAGCGGCACATCTACTCGCACCACTCCGTCAGCCAGCTCGCCAAGCGCGACGACTACATGAAGGCGGCGATCAACGACTACCTGCGTGACAAGCCGAACGGCAACTACCAGAAAAAGAGCTACGAGACAGAGCTTAACAGCATGTCGAAAGAGCAGGCCCAGACGCAGCCTGGCGAGTCGAACAAGTACGAGCTGATCGAATACTGGGGCACCGTCACTGGTGCTGACCTGCGCGGCGCAGGTATCGACGTGCCAGAGGCCGACATCCCAAAGACAGCCATCGCGTGCGTGTGGATGCTGGGCGACACCGTTATCAAGGTGGCCAAGAGCCCGTACCCTGATGACGCAGCCATGTACCACCAGTTCGTGTTCGAGGACAACGAGGTAGACCTGATGGGCTCCGGCCTGCCGGCCGTCATGCGTGATAGCCAGCTCGGTATCTCGTCGTTCACCCGGATGCTCACCGACAACGCGGCGTCCGTGTGCGGCCCGAACGTCGAGGTGGATGCGTCGCAGTTGTCCGCGTCGGTGAACCCGACCAGCATCACGCCGTTCAAGGTGTGGCTGAAAGACGACGCCAGCCCCAACGGCGCCCGCGCGGTGCAGAATATCAGCTTCGATAGCCACATCCCTGAGTTGCTGCAAGCCATCACCCTGATGCGCGAGTTCGCGGACACCGAGACGTTCGTCAGCGCGATGAACGGCGGTGACTTCGAGAACGTGTCTGGCGAGGCGCTGCGTACCAGCGGCAATATGTCGATGGCCCTGGCCACCGCCGCGCTGCCGTTCAAGGACATCGTGCGCAACTACGACAAGTTCACCAAGTCGGTCATCAACTCGCTGATCCAGTGGAACCTGCTGTACAACGCACGCCGCGACCAGCTCAACGGCGACCTGCGCCCGATCCCGCGCGGCGCCAGCAGCCTGATGGCGAAAGAGGTCCGCGCCGTGTCGCTGGACCAGCTTGACGCTACACTGACACCTGAGCAGCGCATCTACATCAACGAGGAAGCGCTGCTCAAGGAGCGCCTGAGCGTGCGCGACTTGCCGCTGGACAAACTGCTGGCCACACCGGAAGAAGTCGAGCAGCGTAAAGCCGCAGCCGCAGCCGCAGCCTCCGAGCAGAAAGCGCAGAACGACGCGATGTTCCAGGCTAACCTGCGCACCTTGCAGACCGAAGCCCTCAAGGACACCGCACAGGCGCAGAAGAACATGGACATGGCCGATGTGGCCACGTTCAACGCCATGATCGCCGCCATCGAGAAAGGGGCCGGGATAGATGAACTCCAGCAACTCGCAAAACAGTCCCAAGCAGCAGCTAAGCAACAGCCTGCTGCGGGACCGGCAGACCAAGGAAGCGCTAACAGCGTACCTGCGCAGTAAGCAGGCCGACTTGCTCGGTGAGCTTGCCGCGGTAGACGACACCCTCGCCCTGCGTAGAGCACAGGGCGCGGTGCGGATCATCAAAACGATGCTCCGCGATATAGGCGCAGAAGCAAAAGACGCGCCATAACAGTTGACAAACCACACAGACGCGGAGTATATGGCAGCTATGGAACCAGAAGACGATTTTGACGCAGCATTCGGCGAACCCTCCGCGCAGGCGGACGACACGCCAGAAACCGTAGAAGCCACGGCCGATCCGGTGGAACCCGTTGAGCCTGTAGAAGCTGCGGACGAACCAGTAGAAGCGGTTGAAGCCGCTGAGCCGGTAGAGGCGCAAGCCGACCCGGTAGAGCCTGTGCAGGTCGAACAACCCGCAGCCGTGGCAGCGCCAACCGCACCGGTCATTGACCCTGTAGCCCTGGCCGAAGCGATGGCCGATGCGCAAGAGCGCCGTCAACGCGCCGCTGCACCTGCTCCAGTAGCCGACGCTCCGCGCGCAGCCACCATGGACGACTTCCTCGACGACAAGGCCAAGGCGTCCATCGCCCTGTTCAAGTCCGAGTGGGCCGAGGTGGAAGCCCCCGTCAACGCGCTCATCAACGCCGCGCTGCAAGCCCAAGCGGTGAACATGCAGCGCGAGTTCCAGCAGGTGATGCAGCAGCGCCTGGCGCCGGTGGAGTCCGTAGCGGCTCAGTCGCAGGAAGCGATGTACTGGCAGACCGTGCAGGCCGCACACCCTGACTTCCAAGAAGCCGCCGCCGCGTTGCCGGCGTGGATTCAGAAACAACCCGCGATCCTCCGACCCACGCTCGAACGAGTGTACAATGGAGGCACGGCTGTAGAGGTGGTGGAGTTGTTGTCCGCCTATAAGCAAGCGATTGGTTCGACGGGTGCAGCGCCAGTAACACCAGCCTCGTCAGCCGCGCAAGTGACGCCTCGGGTGGCCGCAGTTGACAAAGCCGTACTGGCTGCGACACTGGCCCCGCCCGCTGCACAACGCAGCACCAAGCAAACCTCCCGCGATCCAAACGACGTTGAAGGGTCGTTCATGGAAGCGTTCGGCTAGCTAACCGTTGACTTGACCGACTGAAAAAGAGGATACAACCATGGCCTACACCGGTAACACTTACGGCGACTTGACCCCGCGTCAAGCCAACTTCGCTGTCAAAGAATTTCTGATGCGCGCTCTGCCGCTGCTGACGATCGAGAAGTTCGGTAAGCAGGTCACTCTGCCGAAGAACGAAACCAAGACGATCAAAATGCGTCGTTACTTCCTGACCGGCGGCACCGGTGGTTACAGCGGCAACGCTGGCGCCTACAACCTGCCGTTGGCCCTGACCGCGCTGACCGAAGGCGAAACCCCGGCCGGCACCAAGATGGCGTACAAGGACGTGTCCGTGGACATCGCCCAGTACGGCAACTGGACAGGCTTCACCGACTTCTTCATGGATACCCACCCGGACGTTCCGCCGGTCATCCGTGAGTTCTCGGACATCCTGGGCGAGCAGGCGGCTCTGACCAAGGAAGTGCTGACCTACAACGTGTTGAAGGCCGGCTCCAACGTGCAGTACGCCAACGGCGTGCAGCGCACCGACGTGAACACCCCGATCACCCTGGCCGCTGTCCGCCGCGCTACCCGCGCGCTGAAAGTCCAGAACATCGGCAAGATCACCACCGTGTTGGCGTCGACCCCGAACTACAACACCCAGCCGATCGAAGCTGCCTACGTCGCCCTCGTTCACCCGAACGTGGAAAACGACGTGCGCAACATCGACGGTTTCATCAGCGTCAAACACTATGCCCAAGGCAAAGCGTTTGAGGGTGAAATCGGCCAGGTGGAAGACGTTCGTTTCGTCAGCTCCACCGTGTTCAGCGCCTTCGCTGACGCCGGCGGCGCCAAGGGTCTGATGATGTCCACCACCGGCGTCAACGCCGACGTGTACCCCATCATCATCCTGGGCAAAGACGCGTTCAGCATCGTCCCACTGCGTGCCAATACCGGCACCTCGTCCGTCCCGGCCACCGTATCCGTGGTGTACCCGAAGGCGACCGAGACTGACCCACTGGGCCAGCGCGGCGTGATGAGCTGGAAGATGTACCACGCGGCCCTGATTACTCAGGATTACGGTATTCTTCGCGTCGAATGTGCTGCAACCGCGTAACTGCTTGTTTTACAAGTAGTTTTACTGAAAACCCCGCTCTAAGCGGGGTTTTCTTTGTCCGTAATTAACGAGGGTTACAGGTGCGTAATAAACTTCCCGCAACCTGCGTGCGTGAGGTGCTGCCTACCACGCTTGCCACACCGACGACAAGCGGCGATACTTGCGCTACCTACAGTGAGGGTATACCCCGTGGACGAACTCAAGATTAAGGTCGCCGACAACGGCTATGTAGTCGAGTACGACGACCCAAAGATTGCCGCCGCCAATAGCAAAGACGGCGCCAAGTGGAAAGACCCTGAGACGTACCGGGTATACTCCACGCAGGCGGCGCTGATGCAAGACCTGGCGGAGCTGCTGCCGAAGCTGAAAGCAAACGAGCCCAACCCCAAAGACGAGAACACATCGTCTTTCAACGAAGCGTTTAAGAGCGAGTAACCATGAGCGACGAAACCCCAGAAGTGAGCACCGCACCTGTTGCACCCGTCAAACCCCGCCGCGCAAGCCGCCGGGTAGTCGAGGTGGAAACCCCCGAGTTCGAAGACCTGCTGATCGCCACCGATGATCCGGCGGACTACGAAATCATCCGCCTGCACACCAGCGAAGAAATCGCCCCCGGCGGCCACCCGTTCGGCGTCAATGGCCGGTTCTTCATCCTGCGTGGCGACAAGTGGTACAAGGTTCCGGCGTGGCTGCTGTCGTCTATCGACAACTGCATCACCGAGCGCCCGCAGCGCGACGAGTTCGACCGCTTTATCGGCACCCGCCCGATGAAACGCTTCCCCTACGAAACCTTCCGGGGCTAACCGATGAAACTCCGCGAGCTACTGTCTGAGCTGCGCAGGAACATCCTGCGTGATGCCTCCACCGCAACCTCTGGCAACGTAGCTGACGGGGCACTATGGGATGACGAAACGCTCATCCTGTACATCCGTGACGCGGAGGAAAAGTTCGCCGCAGGTACGTTGTGCCTGCGCGACTCACGCACACCCGCTCTGACGCAGATCGCGTTGGAGGCCGGGGTGTCCGAATACCCTGTGGACAAGCGAGTCATCGCTGTCTACGCCGTGCAGTACGACGGCAAGATCAACCTCGGCAAGACAACGCATGGCAGCCGCTTCGGCGCCAACGCGGACATCACGCCAAACGCGCCGACCGGCGAGCCACAAGGCACCGGCGAGCCGCGCCTGTATTACACCGACCGCGACTCAGGCTACATCGGTGTGTACCCGATACCCACCGCTGAGCACGCAGGCAAGCTGCTACGCCTGCAAGTGGCCCGCCGCCCGGTTAACCCGCTGAACCGCAACGCGCTGGACGCCGAGCCAGAAGTGCCGGACGAATACCACCTCGACCTGCTGGAGTGGGCCACTTGGCGAGCGCTGCGCAACCACGACGCGGACATCGACGGCGACCCAGCC